GTCTTTTTATATTAAACTCCTTGAAGCTATCTAATGTTAATAGAGCTTCATTAATAATTTCTTGTGGAATTGTATATTCTTGAATTAAGCTACTTTGGTCCATGTATTTGTTACGCTTGTATTAACAGATGTCCATGTATCACTAACTCCAGGCACTACATTAGCCCAAGGAGTTGATCTTATGTTACCTGTAATCACAGACAATGCAACACCTGTTGGAGTGACTAAAGCATTAGCTGCTATAGTTTCTGTACCTTCTGAGAACTGCATCGCAACGCCTGTTAAGGTGTATACTGTTTCTTGGCTTAATGTTCCTGTGTTAGAGGTTATTTCAATTCCTGTTACTTGCTCAAGATGAGAAGAAACAATTTCTATCCCATCACTATTTTCAAAAGTTTCTATTAATAAACCTGTAACAGGAACATTCGCATCACCAGCAATTACTTCTGTTCCTTCGGTAAACCCTGCACTTAAACCTGTTGGGGTGACTAAAGCATCTCCAACAATCGTTGGTCTTTCGCTATAAACTTGAGCGTAAACACCTACGGGGTTATGGTTTGCTGTAGCAGTTACATCATAAACTCCAATATCAACTTGTGATGAAACTCCTGTTGGAAGAACTAAGGCACTACCTACTTGAGAAGTAGTTCCCTCTGTAAAGTTTATTTCTAATCCTGTGACAGCAACATTGGCATCAACGTAATTAACACCCCATGCTAAAGAACTCCAAGTGCTTCTTCCCCAACCAGCATCCACGGATCCTGTTGCCGTAGCAGTTCCATCGTCAAACTGCATTTGAATTCCTGTAACTGAAATAACTTGATCGGTAAGAGTGCTAACTGAAGAAATTTCAGTATTAGATTGAACACCTGTTAAAGGATAAATAACTTCTGCTTCAGCAATTACATCTGCTAAAAAAGTAGAAGATTCTAATCCTGTTGGTGTGACTACTGCGTTTGCAGTGATAGAAATTGTGCCAACACTTGTATTTGATTGGATACCTGTAACGGATACAGGTATGTATTCACCAAAGGCTCCCTCTCCATAGGTGCCTCTACCCCAACCTTCAAGTGTTGCCATGGTAAGGACTCCCTAGGATTAGGAAATCCTTAGAATAGCGCTAGTTGCATCGTTAGTTGGAAATTGAATTGTAAATGTTCCGTTTGTGGATGTTTTAACACCACCAAAATCTAAAACACAAATTGAAGCATTTGTATTTGCAGATGAAGTGTTGTAAATCAAAGCTGCTTGAGCTGAGATTGTTGCACTGGTAAATGATAAATCATCAAAATCTACAAAAGCTGTTGATGCTGTTGCGTTAGTTTTGGTTAAGCTGACGTTAGCATTTGCTAATGCACCACCGCCTGCTGAATATGAGCCTGAAGCACCAACTTCGTTAGTCGCTGAATAGGCTGATGTGTTTGCATCCAAAGTTGCAGAATCTGTATAGAGTGCGAGTTTTAAAGTATCGTTGGATATATCGTGATCGCCATCTAACAACTGCTGTTTGAATGTTGCACAAACTGCTTGGTTAATTGCCATTTTTAGTTACTCCCTTATGGTGTCAACGATTTCATCGGAATGCGTAGCACACCATTTTGATACTCATCCCTACGTTTTCTTCCCATTTGCTCTTGTGCAAAGTCTTGCAGAGCAACTTGGTACTTAGCTTCGTATAATTGCATATCTTGTGGATTTTTCAAGTACGAAAAGGCTTCGCCTAAGACACCATAGAGAAGAACTTCAGGGGCATTATTAGAGACAAAAGTAGTAGAGCTAGCGTTGCTAGTATCTAAGTGTTGTGGAGTTTCATCATACCACATTTCAATTGTATAAACTTGATCAGGAGTAGGAGCTAAAATTAAAGTATTATCATTCCAATTGCCCCAATATTTGGGTTCGCCTGTATAGGAAGTAGTGGATCTTTCCACAGCATATTCATCCATAAATGTAGCATCCCTTTGTTGTAGCCAAACTCTCTCATCATTAGATTTAACTAACTGAAGACCCCTAGCAAAACGAAACCCACCCTCAGGACCTGTTACATCTAAAAAAGCATTATTAGCAGTACAAGTAGTCGTAGCGTATCTTCTTTGATCATCGCTATCTAATTGTCTAGCTATTTTATTTTCAATATTAGTAATAAATACATTAACCACAGAATTAGATAAAACATTACTGTCTACCTCTGTGTAGTTTCTGACATTTGTTAAAAGTTCACTATAGTTCATGATATTACGATTGTTACTGTACCTAATCTTGGTTGAAGAAGCAATCTCTCAGTTTGCTGTGAAGGCATCATGCCATCGGAAGTAAAAGCACTATCACCAGGTGCTCCGACATTCACGGTCATAGGTTCTTGTCTCGCGGGTCGTGCCCAAGGCAATGCCTGCGCATCCCCTGATCGATTATTTTTAGGATCTAATTGAGGGTGTTTTGGTTCCCAACACTCAGGGCAAGTTCTCAGACCATTCCACTCTTTTCTCAATTGACTGAAATCGTACTGCTGACCGCAGCGATCACAAATCGCTAAAGCATATTTACCAGAAGCAAACACACCCATTTTATGATCCGTTTATGAAATAGTTTTGAGGAACTAAATGGACAGAGGATCGCTGACCGTCTTCCGTTAAAGCTCTCTGTAGCTCATCTTCATAATATAATTTTAAAGCTTGAGTCATTTGAGGAGCCTTCTTTTGAGAAAGATAAAAAGCTAAACCAGAAACCATACAAGGTAAAAATCTAAAGGGAGCATCAGGCTGATTAGTGTACTGACCAACGTCTTCTATTCTTCCTATGTAATTATAGTTTATTTGAGTATCTGTAGTATTGGGAGTCTGATACAAACTAATTACTACATTAGATAAGTTTCTTTCCACATAATACTGTGTAGGTTGTCCTTGTGTGTATTTATTAGGTAATGCTTGATACTCTGATCTGGATATTTTAGTCATTGATGTATCCGTAGTTGTTCCACCTGATACTTGTCTAAAAGTCATTTCTAGAACATCACTTGCATCACTGGGGGCAGTATAGGAAGTAGTTCCAGCTGTTAAATTAGCAGTATAATTTTCTACTTTCCATAAGTGGACACCTCTGTTCATCCATTCTTGAAATAAAATATTAAGACTTCTTCTAGCAGATTTTAAATCATAACCTGATCTAGTTTCAAGACCACATCTTTCGTATGCGTCTTCGATAACGTCATCAATATCTAAATTAAAACTTGTTGTTCCAGAGGTAGCCATAAATTACATTCCCATTGCCATTTTTTTGTGCTGACTGATAGCTTCTCCACCTTTTTTCATTTTCATCATGCCACCACCACGTTTTTTCATGACCTTAGTCATACCGCCGCCTCTTTTTTTAATGACTTGTTTTTTCTTACCCATCATGATTTTGCTCCTTTTTTAAAAAGTTTTTCATATATATGTTGCCTTTCAGCTACTACTTCTTCGTAGTATTCCTTCGGCCACTTTTCATAATAACCTATCTTGTGTAGTTTGCAACTTGCTTCATACAACTGTTTAAATTTCTGTATAAGCATCATAGAATACTGTAAATCAGAATGTTCTACAGGTTCTTCTGTAGGGTCACAAAGAAATGCTTCACTGTTAGGGTCAGCAGGTGTATCAGGGTGAAATCCCATAAAATAAACGTCTCTTTTATTATATAAATTATTATAGAAATCTATTTTTTCTTGAAACTGCTCAGGAGTATATTGATCCCAAAAAGGGTCACAATAAATAATAATATCGTGTTGTTTTTTATTCCAAGATTTAAGAACATCTGTTAAATGCTTTTCATACTTAGATTTATCCATTCTAACTTCTATTCGAAGTTTACCATCTTTTCTCCATTTAGCTGCAAAGGGACAAGCTGGAAAACCAATATGCTTATTCATTGGTTCTAAAACTTTTTTAGACCAATTAATTACATCTTCTTTTATATCTTCAGCTTTTTTTCTTCTTGACAATTGTCTTAACCATAGTGGGGGAAGGTCCTGTGTTACTTACTGCTCTTTTTGCGGCTGCTTTTCCTTTTGCGCATAACTTTGCCATTTTTTTTACTCCCCAGATTCGTTATCTGTTTGCTCATCTGAGCTCTCGATATCGTCATGTTCACACCCCGCACATTCACACATACAAGTCATTTCACAATGACAAGGACATGTGCATTTTTTACACCTACAATAACATTCAATACTCATCTTCCTTGCCCTCTGTATTGTTTAAAGTTGCGTCTTTTATGTTTATTCATAGTAGACCAACTTATCCTACCATCACCTATGGTAGTCTTTTTAACAACATGTTCAATAATTTTGGAAGAATCTGTTTGCTTTTTAGCCATTAAAAGTCTTTTGCAGTCTTAATTAAGAACTCTTCTATCCACTGAGTACGATCATCCATTTGCATAATCTTTTCTTTGATAACAGCTATATCTGTATGCATTTGCATAATCATATCTGCTTTTTGTTCGACTGCGTCTAATCGTTGAGAAAACATACCCCAAGAGATACCAATACTACATATGATTGCTACATATGGTAGGACTAGTTTGAGGTCTATTTGGTTCATTTAGCTATACTCATGTTCAAAGGGTTATT